GACTGCCCGAAGTCGAAAGCGGCTTGGCTACCCATCAGAACTGCCTCCGCCCGTAGGTGAATTTCAGCGGACCCCTATACTGCATCGGTTGCCCATTGCAAGCGGCCTGCTCGTCGAGCAGCTTCTGGATGTAGATACCCAGAAGAGTGGAGTTGGCTCGCGTGTACTGGACCTGCTCACCGTTCTGATCGACGAAGCGGGAGACCGCGCCGCCGATCATAATGTCGTGGTATGCCTGCTGCGCTTCGGCGAGGCGTTGCGCGACGGTATTGCAATCAGCCATGATCGACCTTTACGCTATCTGGGAGGCGATTTTGGAGAGGTCATAGCTGGTTTTCGGCCGATCTGCAAATGGTTCGCTGCCCGAGTCGAAGACGAACGGGTTTGCGTGGTCTGAGGGGTCCGCCCAGACCGGCAGCTTGTCCCAGAACTCGGGTCGCTCGCAACGGATGCTCTTGGTCATGCAGACCGCGATTGCATAGTACAGCAAGTCCCATGCTTCGTTGCGTTTGCCGGGCAGCTTCTTCCAGCCCTTGTCCCCGAAGACCTCAGAACAGAACTCGGTGAAGAGCCACGTCGGCATCCATTTCGGAATACGAACCCGCCCCGATCCCGGCTCCTGCGCGTCGAGTCGGTTGTTGGCGATGTTCTTAATCATGTTCGAGTTGAGCAGCCAGACCGGCACGTCGCCGCGCGCGACGGCAAGGTTCTTCTTGTCGTTGGCGTCAGGGAAGCTCTCGAAGACATGGGGCGCCGTGGGCGTCGTGCGACCCTTGAGCAGGATGAACCGCTTGCCCAGACCCTTCTTGTTCATCTTGCGCCAGAAGTTGTACGCGCTGGAGGTGACCCCGGCTTCACCACCCGAGTCGCACCCGGTGATGCGGATGCCCATCGACTTGCCGGGCCGGTCTTGGATCGGGTACGTCCGGCGGATAACCTGCTCTTCCAGCAGGTCCCAGTCCTCTTGATAGGTGCCCGGCTTGACCCAGAGCGTGTCGCCGTCTGCATCCTTGCGCTTCGACTTGCGGATGTCGAACCGCTCGACCAGAACCAGATCGAACGGGTTGCCGGGAATGACGCCCCAGATTTGCACGACCCACATATTCTTCTGCACGTCGACCGTGGCGATTAGGAAGGCGACCTCGGAAATGATTTCGATCTTGCCGTCCTCGCTGCGGCCGATGTCCTCGGCGCGGGCGATCAGGTCTTCCGGGGTCCGCTCGCTCTCCATCGCCTTGGGCTTGTACGGGCGCCCCAAGTCGGTGTTGTAGAACTTCTTCAACGCCTCCTCGCTCAAGGAGGTCTCGAACTCCTCCTCGGCGGTCAGGTACGTCGCCACGAGGTTCTGCCAGTTCGTGAACGCGGCAGAGCAACCCTCCAGCCAATAGCTGGCGAACTTGGTCCGGCGAGGGTTGCCGACGACAACGCCGTTGTGGATATGGCAACCGTCAGGGAGCCACAGGCCGCTCTGCTGGAGCGTGAACCGCTCGTCCGGGTGCATCAGATCGTCGCAGGTCGGGCAGCGCATCCTGACCGATTCGGCGGCGTCTAGGATCGACGGGTTTTGCTCCCACTCCAGAAGCTCGAAGCGCGGCTCCAGATACTCACCGCATCGGCCGCATGGCATGTACCAGCGGCGACGGTCGCCACGATTGTAGAGCGCCAGAATCCCCGTGGTCGGGGGTGCCTCGTGCGGAGTCTTCGGGACCTTGCGATAGTCGGTTATCTCGCGCGACGGGCTGCTCTCGCACAGCGTCATCTTGAACGAGCCAAACGAGGTCGTGCGCTTGGTCGCCAGATCGAAGGGATCACCCTCACCTTCGATGTCGTCGTCCATGCGGTCGCGGTCGGTCAGGGCGATTCGGGGGATCGGCTTACCGGCGAGTTCGGCTTTGGTCGGCCACGCGAGGCCGAGGATCATCCCGTTGCGGTAGTGCTTATCGAACTTGTTGTCGGCGTCCTTGCTGGCGAGCAGTTCGCCTAGGAGGTCCGAGTCGCGGTGCAGACGGTCGATACGGCGGTTCGAGAAGTCGCGCGCGTTGTTCTGGGTCGGCGAGAAGATAGTCATGTCGGACGGGTCCGACTTGATGCTGAACCCGGTCCAGTTGAGAATGAGTTCCGTCTTGCCGCACTGGGCCGGACCAACGAAGATCACCGCGTCGAGGTCCGGGTTGACTAGCTGATCCAGCGGCTCCCGGAGGTAGGGCGCCATCTCGAACTTCCACGGGCCGACGTAGCCGGGCGCGTTATTGAGGTGGCGTTCCTGCTCCGCCCATTCCGAAGGCGACTTGTGATCCGGGTCGAGCCAGACCTGACTTGCGGTCTGGCAGATAACGTCTCCTAGATCGTTATAGCCCGCGATACTGGTCCGCTTGATCCTCGGTTTCAGGAACTCGATCTCGTCCTTCGTCATCCGCGACGACTGGTACGTCACGAACTCCGAGGGGGCCGGAGGGTCCATCGCTTCTATCGGCAGGCTGGGGGCCGTCGCCATAGTCCTTAAATTCCTCAATCACGGCCTTGCGGCCCTCGACCAACGCGCCTTCGACGACCCGTCGCACGACCGTCATCTTTTCCCTATCCAGCCCTGCCTCGCGTTGTATCGTATCCGGGAGCAAAAGCAAAGTCATACGAATCGAGTTGAAAAGTACCGATATGACGCGGACCACTTTGTCGGTGCGCCAGAGGTCCCCGATCATCTCCTCATACGCGGCTCGGGTCTTGAGACCGCTCCAGAAGGCGCTGGAGAGGGCCGGAGGCAGGTCCGAGTGGTTCATGTTCATCAGGACCCGCTCGATCTCGTATGAGGGCTTGACGAGCCGCGCAGCCGCCTCAGCGACCGAATAAACCGAGGTGCCCCGGCGACGGCCGGTCGGCACGAGGCTGGAGACCTTCTGGGTAACCAGCTTGGGGTCCATCTTGAACATGATGGCAAGCTGCCGGATCGTCGCACCCTCGTAGAGGATGGAATTGGTTTCCGCGTCTTCCGCGCGCTCTTCGCCCTTGACCGCCATCACAAGTCTCCAAATACATATTGAACCGCCTTATCGGCAGCCTCTTCCGGGGTACGCCCGCTCGCGAAGCCGGTCTCATTCTCCCAGAACCAGATGATTGATACATGATTGAACAAGTGGCAGACAAGCCCCACTCTGAAATTCAGTGGGAGCAGCACCGCTTCGACCCGGCGCTTCCACCCCCTCGACTCCTCTTCGAGCGTCATTACAGTCCTCCGTAAACGTCCTCTGCGGCTTTCTGGATCGCGGCCTCCGGGGACTCCGCGAGATATGCTTTCTTCGATCCCTTCACGGTCAGGACAACCATATCCTGTGCGCTCCAGTAGAAGCAGATCGGCACGAGCGCGACATCAACGAACGCCGCCCGGATCGCTGCCGTCATCGGAATATCAGTCGAACGTGCTGGCATAGTCGTTCCTCGATTCTATCGGCTTGCCGGTGATCTCTGCCCGGAGACCCATGATGTACCGGAACAGGGCTTCCTGCGCGTCCTCCTTGGCTTGGAGTCGCTTCACGGCGATCTCGTCTGCCGATCCCTTGACGACCAGCGGCCACGAGCGGACGGGGCGAGTCTGGCCCTGCCGGGCGAGCCGCTTGTGTATCTGATACCATTTCTCGTAGGACCAGAACATATCGAAGATCGCGATGTCGTGGCCCGGTCCCTTCTGGAGGTTCAGGCCGAACTCGCTTCCTTGCGGGTGGACCCCGAGCAGCGGTATCTTGCCCTTGTTCCAATCGGTCTGCTGGCTCCCCTTCGTGTCCATGATCTGCAACTTGGGGAAGGCCTTCTTGAGCCGGGTGAGCGACGATTGCCACCAGTACACCAGCAGGATCGGTTCGCCATGAAGCTCATCCATCAACTGGCGCAGTTCCTCGATCTTGTGATCGTGGATCAACTGGGCCTTCTTCTTGTCGTTGTACACGGCGCCCGAACAGAACTGGAGGAGCTTCTGGCTGAGGCTCGCCGGGTTGTCCGCATTGATGAACTCGTCCGGGATCGACAGGCCGTCGTCATCGGTGATGCGGAGGATGTTCGTCGCGATGAACTCCCGCTCCAGTTCCCGAAGCTCCGGCCCAAGCTCGATCTTGCGGGTCAGGTCGGTCCACTCCGTGGCGACCGAGGGCAAATGATCCTTCGCCTTGGCGACGAGGCAGAGGTCCGCCATCTGGGACCCGAGAACCTTGTCGTGCCCCTTGATGAGCTTATAGCTGTAGGTCCGGCTGTTATAGGTGAAATGCTTGTCGCGCCACGGCGTGATATGATTTCCCCAGAGATCGCCGAGGTCCATCAGCCAGCGTTGCGAGAACAGCTTGCCGTAGCCTTCGGCGGCCGGGGTGGCCGTCATCTGCACGAACGACTTGAGGTGGCGCCGAAGCTGGCGCATCGCCTTGAACCGCTCCGTGTTGAACTCGCCGAGGTCACTTGCCTCGTCATAGATGCCATCGTCATAGGGGCACCCCGCCTGATCGTCCCTCAGATGCTCTACAAGCCACGGCAGGGCCTCTCGGTTGATGAAGTGCAGGGGGGCCTTGCTTCGGGCCTGCTGACGCCTCAGGCGGTCCTTGAAATCGGTCGTGATGGTGCCTGCCGCCCGAGTCGCCTCCTCGACCGGCAGCCCGCGCCCGAGTCGCGCCATCGCCGAGAAGGCGGCGGCCTTGCGGTCGAAGACATCCATGTCCTCGGGTCGGGGGAAGACTGGCGACAGTCCGGCGGTCCAGTATTCCATCCACGAGCGTTCGAGATAGGACCGACACAGGGCGTAGTGCATCTCGATCTCCGGGCCGGTCAGCCCGCCCTGCCGCGCGCGCTCGTACACGTCCCGGTAGAAAGCCTTGACGGCCGGATCGTCATCCTCTGCCCGAATCAGTTGGTACTCGGTTCCGGCGAGGTGCGCCCACTCTTCTAGCTCATTCGGCCACGTCTGGATCGCAACTCGGATCGGCGCGATCACGATTGCCCGGCGGCTGACGGTCTGCTCCAGCCGCTGCTTGAGGTAGGTGAGACCGATGGCGGTTTTGCCGAGACCGGCGTCGTAGTAAAGCCCGCAAAACGGATGCAAGTGAAGATGACATAGGCCGTCCCATTGATACTCGTGGAAGTCGTCTAAGGTTAGCACGAAATCATTTCCATCTCAAAGGGCGTCGATACGCTGGAGCCTGCGAACCTCTTCCCAGAACTCCCGGCGGCTGTGTGCCACGATCACGATCTCGCCCTGCGCCCGAATCTCATCGTGCCGGAGGGCCTGTTCAGGGTTCGGGTCCTCGCCGATCCTCTTCCACTCGCACCAGAAGCCGAAGGACATGCCCAGCCCACGATACCAACGGTCAGGCCAGCCGCCGTGATTGCAGGACATGATCTTGAGTTCGATGTAGCCGAGGTCGCGCCACTCCTTGCTCGTCGCGCGCTCGTCCTCGGACTCCTTCCGAACCTTCGGCTTGATTGGTCTCATAGGCCGTGATCGCCAACCCTGATCGGGCACTTGGTCAGGCGGTCGATCATCTCGACGGTGCAGCCGCCGGTATGCCCCCGGACCCAGACAACCCACATGCAATCCATCAAGGGCGAGTTGCCGCGCTCCTGCTTGAGGAAGGCCGGGCGCCAAGTCAGATTGAGTTCCATCATCGGCTTGGTCTCGCGGAAGAGCTTCTTGCGGCCCTTCGTATTCCAGTATTGCGCCTTGACGAGCATGACGACGACCGGGGCGATCTGCAACGCCCGGCGTATGAACGCTTCGGCTGCCGAGAAGGGCGGGTTGGTTATGACGCAATCGTAATGATCGTCGGGGAAATAGTTATGCGGGTCGAGAAAGTCGATCCCTCCGCGTCCGCCTGTCACGTCCGGGCGCAAGTCTGTCCCGTCGACCTCGAACCCGAACTCGCGCAGCGGCTCACACATCTGCCCATCAGCGCAGGCAGGCTCAAGGAGCAAAGCGCCCTCGGGCAGCAGATGTTCGATGTACGGGAGCAGGCTGTACGTGCAGTCCGAGGGAGTCGGGTAAAGGTCGGCAGGCTTCCGTGCCCACTTCGCCATAGACGCCGCGATAGCTGCCGCGATCCCGCCGGGCGAGCGATCCACGAAGTTCGGATCGTGCGCGGCATACTCCTCCTCGCTGATCTGGTCGAGTTGCGTGATGTCGATGTCTTCCAGCACCGCGAGCGAACGATAGCCGCTGTCCTCCGTAACGTCGATGCAAAGCCCGTCTGCCAGCGCCGACCCGTCGTCGAGGAACAGGCTGTCGCTTTCTGGGTGGTAGATCAGTCTCATCATCAATCCTTACGATATACAGTTGCTTCGTACCCGGCAGCCCCGAGCGGCATAGTGGCGATCCAGTCATACTTCGATTGCACGTCCTTTGTCATGCACCTTCGCAGGATCGGCTCGCCGTGGCGAACGCTGGTCTCGTCCTCCTCGGAAATGATTTCGTCGTGAACGTGGCCGATGAGATTGAACCCGGCTTCGTGCGCCGCGAGCAGACCGAAGCCAAGGATGTCGCGCGCAATCGCCTGCACGAAGTTCTCGATAAACTTGCCGCCGTGGCTCTCGATCCGGGTCCATTGCTGGGTGACCTGATCCTTCCCCATGTAGGAGATGACGGTCTTGAGATATGGCCCGTAGCGGCCTTCCATCTCCACCTTGTCGATGCGGAGCTTGTGATAGTACATCGGCCGCCCAGAGGGCAGGATGACGCGCATGAAGGGCTTCTTGACCTCGAAGGTGAGCGGACCCCACTTGACCGGCTTACCGCCCGCCCGCATGGCCCGTTCGATGGTGTCTTCGATGTCATACCAAGCCTGCTTGATCTCCTTGTAGGTCTCGCGGAAGACCGACACCGCGTTCTCGGCTTCCTTCTGCGTCATCTCGACGCCCATGTTCTCAGCGTAGCCCCAAAGGCCGGTGCGCTTGCCATCGACGAGTCGGCCGCCAGACAAGCGATAGCCTGCACCCAGCACGGCCGGTTTAGCGATGGATCGCTGGGCCTTGGTCACCTCCTCATAGGGGACTCCATAGAGCGAGGACGCGAAGTCCTTGTACGGGTCGCGACCCTCCCGGAAGACATCGAGTCCACGCTGACAATCGGTCAGCCAGAAGATCACCACCGACTCGATGGATGACAGATCGCAGACGACGAGCTTCTTGCCCTTGGGCGCCTGAATACAGGATCGCACACACCCGGCCACGGCGTCCATCTGCTCGCCCGCGAAGACGCCTAGCAGGCTGTACTGGTTGCTCTGGATCAGGCTGTTGCAGTAATCCAGCCGGTCGAAGTTGATGTAGTCCTCCGGCTCAAGCCATTTCGGCGTCCGGGGCAGGTTCTGCGGCTGAATCTTCCGCCCGGCCCAGCGGTTAGTCCGGCTGCCCCCGGCGAACTGGAAACAGTGACGCAGGCGGTCGTCATCCGCGATCCCATCCATGCAGGCCGCGTACTTCGTCGTCGAGGTCTTGGACGACGCCTGCCGGAGCCGCATGATGACCCGCGCGTCCTGATCGACGACCGCGTTGCCGACGACCTGACCGAGGGTGTTGAGCGTCGGGGCCTCTTCCGGGACGTAGCTGACGTGCCCGGTGACGATGGGTTCCTTGGTCTCCTTGCCCCGCTTGATGACCGTCATCTCGGACCAGATCGGCCGGTGGTATTCCTCGCGGCCTTCCTTGACGGCTTCCTCCTCGGCAGCGAGGACCTTGCTCACCGTGTCCTTCTGGAGGTCGTTGAACGGATAGCCGCGCTCCTGCAACCAAGGGAGAAGCTGGGTGCCGCTATTGCTGTTGGCGAGGCCGGTCAGCCGGTTCTGCTCGGAAATGAGTTCCGCCTTCCGGCGCTCCGCGATCTCCAGCGCGTTTTCCACGAACTCCCGGTTGATCGGCAGGCCGCGATCATTGATGATCTGGTCGAGGTGATACAGGTCCCATTGCCAGTCCGGCATCAGGTACGGGATCAACGAGTCCCAGATTTCATGCTCAACGTCGGTATCCCCGATGCAGTAGGTCTTGAAGACCTCCCACTCCTCCGGGTCCGAGTGCATGTCGCGCCAGACGAAGGGCTGATTCTTCGTCGGCTTGTTCGGCATACAGAAGGTCTTGATGAGTTGCTTGCCGCGTGGGTCTTTCTGGTGACGCAGACCCATCTGCTGCGCCACGTCGTCGAGGGTGCCCATGAAGCTGAACATATAGGCGAGCGCCTGAGAGCATTTCCAATGCTCATACGGGACGTGGATGTCCATCCGCCGGGCGAGAACCCGGTTCGTCATCAGCCGCTCGAACTGAGCGTTGAACGCGATCTTGTCGACGTTCGGATCGCGCAGTGCCTCCTTGAGATCGCTGGGCATACGCTCGCCCTCAGCCGGAACCCAGAGTTCCGTCTTCGCGTCGTTGATCTTGAACGACGCCATCAAAATTTCGGTCGACTCATGGGCCGTGTACAGGTCGCCCCCGTGTTTAAGGAGGTCGATTTCTGACTTGCCTTCGTAGTCGAAGTGGAGGCGATCTCGCGTCATGTGATGAGGGTCCCCCGGTTTCCCGAGGGACCCCCGACCCTGTTACAGGCCGCCGTTGCCGTCATCATCGTCGTCGGTGTCGCCACCGCCGCCGAAGCCGCCGTCATCGTCATCGTCGAAGGACGAGATAGCATCCGCTTTCGAGATGCCGCTTTCCGCGATCAGCGGACCTTCGCGGCGCAGGCGGACGGCGCGCAGGCTGGCGTTGAGACGCTGCCCATGCTCGTTGTCCTGCCACCACGGGTCGATCAGAACGTCCGTGAAGAACCCGGCCTTGATTTCGGCCTTGATCTCGGCAGGCGTCTCCATTTCCGACTTGTCGGGGTGGAGGATCGTCGGCTTCTGATCGGTCTCGCGGGCGTTGACGGTCCACGCTCCTGCATATTCCGGCTTCTTGGTCGGCTTGCCGTCGCGGACGAAGAGCTTGTCATCAGGCAATTCCTTGCCCTTGTTCTTCTCCTTGAACCAGTCGTTCGCGACCTCCAGCAGGAGGTCGATAGCGGCTTGGTGGGTGTCGGTCGGCAAGATGAAGACCCCGGCGTATGCCGGAGTATCTTTGTCGTTCTTGGCCCACGGCTTGTCGAGATGCGGATAGCTGATCCGAACGTCGAGGATGTTGATGGTGCCGTCGCTCCAGAGCTTGGCAACCGGCTGTCCTGCGGCGTTCTTCGCAACTTTGACTACTTTACGTTCTTCTGCCATGTTCACATTCCTATTCTCATTCACGGGTTTCCGATAGGTCCGACACGTCGTCGTCAAACGACGAGGCGGCCGACGCCAGTTCTAGCCGAGGATCGCTCGACGGAACAAGTGTCGGTTTCCCCGGTGCCTGACTAACGAACGGCGCTAGGCGCTTATCGTTAGCCTTGATGGAACCGCCTTGGGAAATGCGTAGCAGGCCGCCAGCGACGGCCGGGCTGATGAATTTGGATTCATACAGGTCCAGCGCGCTCAGGCCTTGCAATTTGAGGAATCGAATGGCCGCCTGTTCGTCGACCCATTTACGGTGACCGAGGCGACCCTTGGTCAGCTTGTGACCGGGAACATCGTGACCTGCTTCCGCCTTCTGGAGCAGGTAGTCATATGCCTCGCGGAACCACTGTTCAACGAGCGACCGCCACTCATAGATTCGGGCGAGACGGTCGAGGGGGATTTCCCGGAAGTCAGGCAAGGCTGGCCCGGAAATGATTTCCTGCTCGACCACGGCCACGGCGTTTTCTTGGCTGATCGGTTCGTCCAGATCGTCGAAGCTCGCCTGTGCGATGCTCTTGATCGCGGCGGCGCGGGCGTGGCAGTTGAAGCGCGCCGGGCAGTATTCGCAGGCGATGGGGTCGGGCTTGTACGGCGCGTTGACATCCCAAGCCGCGTGAGCCGCCGCCCGGTAGCGTTCGCCGAACTCCAGAAGCTCCGCTCGGCTGATCGTCCAAGTCGAATAGTTATCGCGGCGCGGCTGGGAGATGCTGATCTCGATCTCGTGGAAGTCGTAGAGCCAGTCAAGCTCCTCGAACGCGCCAAGCGCATATGCCTGACCCTGCTCGTTGTCCTCCGCGTCGACCCAGACCTTGCCGTACTTGAGGTCCTTGACCTTGAGCTTGCCCCGGCGAATTTCCACCCCGTCGCCGAGGTCGACCCATATCCATTCAACGGTGATATGATCGGACGTGCCGAAGCTCGGAACCGGGGTGTACTTGCTGAGATCGACCTTCACCTCGACGTACTTGGTTCCGTGGGCGGTCGACACGTCGCAGACATATTCCTCGACGTAGGAAATCATTTCCTCGGTGATGGTGATCTCGAAGCCGTCCTTCTCGATAACCTTGCCGAGATGCTTATAGGGGTCGCCGTTCACCAGCCAGTCTTCCGCCAGCCAGTGCGCGACCGATCCTTCGGCAGCGAATATCGTGGGACGGTCGCCCGCCAGATGTCCTTGGATCAGGGACGCCGGACAACGCATCCAGCGATGGGCCGATGACGGCCCGAATATCGAGTGCCCGGTGGCGTTCTTCTCCGCCAGCATCTGTTCAGTGATCGGATGCTCAGACACGGACCTCTCCGGGTAGAATCAAATGGGCGACGGTGGCGGGGGATGAGGGAGGGTGCCACCGTCGCCCGAAGATGCCTGCTCTAGCGCAGCAGGCGTCTCTGGTGCGACCCAGAGATGTTACAGGCCGCCGTCGTCGTCCTCGACTCCTTCGGCGAGCTTCGCTTCGGCCTTGTCGTAAGACGCCTGCCACGTCGAGGTGTCGGCGACCAGCTTGGCGAGCTTGTCGTAGCCGCAATCGGCGATCAGCGACTTGGCAGCCTCGTCGCCGTGCTTCGCCTGCACTTCGAGGAACTTGTCACGAAGCTGTTCGGCGGTGAACTTCGGCTTGTCGGCAGCCTTCGTCGTCGCCTTCTTCTCGGCGGCCGGTTTGGCTGCTGCGGCGCCACCTTCGAGAAGAGCGATGATCTTCTCGTTCTGCGCCTTGATTTCTTCAAGGATACCCATGTTGACTTGTCTCCAATTTCGGTTTTCGACCAGCGCCCCGACTCGGGCCGCCCCATAGACATGCCCGAGTCGCCTCTTACTGTCAATCACAAGATTTACTGGACATAAGGATGGCCCTCGGGCACGTATAGGGCGAATCAGGCAAGGCGCAATCATGTCGAAATCGAAGACGATGCCGGTCCCCGAATGGGTCCGACCGGAAGAAAAGCAGGAGTTTGCCGTCCGGCTGGCGGCGCTCTACTTCACAATGGGGGGATCACTGGGGGACCTTTCCGAAGCCATCGGGGCTTCTCGGTCGATGCTGCATATGGCTGTCAAGGGCAGCGGTATCAGCGCGCAGACGTGCGTCGATCTGGAGAAGCTGCTGGGGCGCGATCTCTTCCCCCGCGAGTTCTTCCGTCCTGACCTCTTCATCGCGGAGTAAGCCTGTATGGCCGCTCGGCGCTACCTTGAGGAATTTGGCGTTGCCATCGCTCGCAACGGGTATGAGGTCATCCCCATCATACCCGGCGAGAAGCGCCCGTATGGCAACAAGTGGCAGAAGTACGACGGCACCGAAGAAGGGGTGCAGGACTGGATCAATCAGGGCAAGGGCAGCTATGGCATCGGCATCAAGGCCCGCCATAACCCCGGCGTGGACATCGACGTTCACGAAGCCGAGGTGGTCGAGGAGATCAAGACAGAAGTCGTTCGGCTGCTCGGAGAGACCCTAGAGCGCGTCGGCCTGCCGCCGAAGACCCTGCTGCTCTATCGCGCCGACGAACTCTTCCCGAAGGTCGATACCGGGTTCTGGCTCGACAAGCAGGAGCGCACCGTCAAGGTGGAGATTCTGGCTGACGGTCAACAGTTCGTCACCGCGCACATTCACCCGGATACCGGCAAGCCCTATGTCTGGAAGGACGGGCGGTCACCGCTCAAGGTCAAGCGTGAAGACCTGCCCGAGATCACGCACGAACTGGCGAAAGAGATTCAGCAGTTCGCGATGTCGGTCTTCGTCAACCGGGGTTACAAGAAGAAGACCAACGCACTCACTCGTCTATCGGCCACGGGCTATGACGCGGACGACCCATTCGCGGCAGTCAAGGCGAAGACCCAGATTAGCGACGAGGACCTAGAGCGCAAGCTGATGCTTGTGCCGGGCAACGACGACTATGAACTCTGGACGTGGGTCGGCATGGCTCTGTACCACCAGTATGATGGGAACCAGCAGGGATTCGACCTGTGGGACCAATGGTCGCAGGGCGCCCCGAACTACGACCTTGAGGCGCTGGAGAAGCACTGGCCCTCGTTCAACATCCAGCAGAAAGACCGGCCGCCCCTGACCGCTCGCCTTATCCTCGCCAAGGCGAAGGAGGTCGAGAAGGAGATGACCAAGGAGCAGCAGGAGGAAGTGCTGCTCGGGATCGAAGATAGCCGCACGGTCGAGCAGCTTGTCGAGGTCTGCGACAAGATCAAGAGCATCGAATTTCCCATCCATTTCCGCGAGGTCCTGATCGGCAAGGTCAAGGCGAAGTGGAAGGATATCACGAAAGACACGCCCCGGATCGGCTTCGTCCGCGATCTCATCCGCTTTGAGAGCCGCGAAATGATTTCCATGCCGCCGTGGCTCAAGCACTGGGTGTACTGCCAGCAGACGGATAGCATGTTCAATGCGTCCGACCGCCGCGACATCTCGCGCACCTCGTTCAACGTCTCCTACGGCCGGTACATGCTGACCGACGCGGAGAGGCTAGAGGGCAAGACGGTCCCCGAGGTCCAGCCGATGGACGCCGCGCT